CTGCGGAACGTGGCAAAACTCATTCCAATGTCGGAGGATGCGATTCCGAAGGATCCAGTAAGCGAAAATATGGCGGCATTGAACCTAAAACCGCTAAAAGCCTTCATTTATCAGGATCACGAAGCCCATATCCGGGTTCATATGAACCTGATGCAAGACCCACAGATGCGTCAATTACTGGGTCAAAACCCGCAGGCTCCGGTCATGCAAGCGGCGATGCAGGCTCATATTGCAGAACATTTGGCGTTTGCCTACCGTCAACGGCTCGAAGATGTCATGGGCGTGCCCCTGCCACCGCCGGATACGAAACTTCCAGAGGATGTCGAGGTCGAGTTGGCACGCATTTCCGCCAAGGCTTCCGAGGTTGTACTGGGTCAGAGCCGTCAACAGGTTGCCGCACAGGCCGCTCAGGCCGCCGCACAAGATCCGATCACACAGATCCAGCAGCAGGAGTTGGCTATTAAGGCTGGTGAGTTGGAGCGCAAGAAACTTAAGGATCAGGTCGATGCAGCCGCTAAGGCAGACCAGATTGAGGTTGAGAAACTCCGTATTCAGACGCAAGCCGAGGTGGATGGAGCCCGCATCGGTGCGCAGGTCGCTAGGGACAAGGAGCAGATTAAGTCCAAGAACGAGGCTGATGGGGTGAAGTTGGGGGTGGAGATAGCAAGAACTTTGCAGCAAGCCAAGAAACCACCAACCACCTAGGAGATTAAATGAGTAAAGAGCAGCAAGAGAGTTTTGAGTATCTGATCAAGAAGAAGTTGAGGGAGCATCTCAACAACAAGGCAGATGATTTAGCACTGGGGGGTGCGCAGGATTACGCTGACTACCGGCATCGAGTCGGCGTTATCGAAGGCATCGCAATAGCAGAACGCGAAGTCATCGACCTAATTGATGCTGCCAAGAAACGACAAGAGGAACTATAGATGTCTATAGGCGCGATTGACAAAGAGGCCACCGAGAAATCGGCGGCAGAGATAGACCCGTTAAAAATGCCCATCCCCAAGGGCTATAAGATTTTGATCACCCTACCAAAGATTGAGAAGCAACTGGGTGAATCAGGGCTTATTTTGGCGGATTCCACTCAACGGCAGGAAGAATTAGCCTCCTGCCTAGGGTTTGTACTAAAACTCGGTGATATGGCGTTCAAGGACGAGCACAAGTTTCCCACCGGGCCTTGGTGCGAAGAAGGCGACTTCATCATTATGCGTAACTACTCAGGCACCCGGTTTAAGGTAAACGGGCAGGAATTCCGTCTGATTAACGACGACATGGTGGAGGCGGTTGTTGACGATCCTCGCGGTTATACCCGTGCGTAATTAGGAGAAAGAAATGGCGAAAGAAGAATTTGTAACTACGCTTGAGCAGATCAATGACGATCTGGCGCAGGCAAAAGAGGCACCAAAAGAAGAGGTAATGAACCCCGGATATGAGGCTACTGCCCCGGTCGTTGCCCCCGCTAAAACCGCTAAAAAGTCCGACATTGAAATAGAGATCGTTGACGACACTCCGCCCGAGGACAAAGGCCGAAAGCCAATGAAGACGGCACCCAAGGAGGTTGACGAGATCGACGAGGTCAATGGGAAAGTTCAGAAAAGGCTGGATGAACTTAAACGTGCTTGGCATGACGAGCGCCGTGCAAAGGACAAGGCGGCAAGGGAACAAGCCGAGGCCCTCGCATACGCTAAGAAACTCCTCGATGAGAACAAAACTTTAAAAGTTCAACTTTCAAAAGGTGAGCGAGTTTTGGTCGAACAGGGGCAGGGTAAGGCTGAATCTGACCTAAAAGCAGCCAAGCGTTTGCTACAAGAGGCACAAGAATCCGGAGACTCTGAGAAAGTCGCAGATGCCATCACTGAAATTTCACGCATTTCAAGAGAGCAGGAAAATTGGAAAGCGTACCAACCTAAGTACCGTGAAGAAGACATTAATAAGGAATCTGCTTTACAAGATCAGAATCTAGGTGTAAGTTATCCCCAAACTGCGCAGGCTGCACCACCTCCAGACGAAAAGGCCGTGAATTGGTACAACAGAAATTCATGGTTCGGAGTAGACGAAGAGATGACTGCAATTGCCTATGCGCAACATGAGAAATTAGTTAAATCTGGGGTAAGTCCTCAGAGCGACGAATATTACGAGAAGATTGATTCTCGGCTTCGGCAAGTTTTCCCTGACCGTTTTGAGTCAGATGGCGATGAAGATCTCGCTGCTGATAAAGAACCAGCCAAAGTGGAAAAACGCCAACAGACAACGGTGGTTTCACCGGCGACCCGTTCGACACCAAGTAAAAAAGTTACGCTCACGAAGTCTCAAGTGGCGATTGCTCGACGCTTAGGTGTCCCCTTAGAAGTTTATGCGAAACAAGTTGCTTTGCAGGAGAATAGATAATGTCAAGAATTGACCGTGAATTAGAAACTCGTGAACGTGAAACCCGTATCCGTGCTTATACTCCGCCGCAACAGTTGCCAGATCCAATCCCACAGGCAGGTTACTCATTTCGGTGGGTAAGAACAGCCATGATGGGCCAGAGCGATGCTCGTAACGTATCTATGAGCCGTCGTGAAGGCTATGAACCTGTAAAGGTTGAAGACCATCGTGAAATGGAATTGGCGCTCGATGACTCGTCTAAGGTCAGTGGAAATGTCGAGATTGGCGGTTTGATGCTTTGTAAGATTCCTACGGAAGTCTTAGAAGGTCGTCAAGCCTACTATGAGCGGTTGAATCAACAGCAGATTAATTCTGTTGATAACAACTTTATGAGGGAAAATGATTCGAGGATGCCTCTCTTTACCGAGAAAAGATCTGAGGTCAGTTTCAGTAAACGATAATCTTTAGGAGATTGATATGGCAACAACTGCCAGCCCATACGGGCTAAAACCAATCAACCTGATCGGTGGTCAATCATTCACGGGCGGTTCTATCCGTGATATTTCGATGACTACTAACAGCGCGACTGGTATTTTCTTCGGTGACCTAGTGAGACTGTTAGATGGACAGCCTTCCGCCGTTACCACTACTCCCCTTCCTTCGGAAGAGGGTCTTGTAGGTGTTTGTGTTGGTGTTTCTTACACTGATCCTACGCTGAAGTACACACAGTTTGCACAGTTCCTACCCGCCAACGCGGTAAGTGCTGGGTACACAAACATCCTGATCAGAGTTGTTGATGATCCGGATCAGTTGTATCAAGTTCAAGCCGACGGTTCCGTTACTGCTGCCAAGATTGGTAACAACGCTGAGTTAACTAACTTCAGCCAAGGTTCTACCACGACTGGTAACAGCAAAGTTTCTCTTGACCAATCCACGATTGCTAACACTTCTACGTTTGCAGTTCGTATTGTGGATCTGGTTAACGGTGCTCCAACTTTCTCAACTCCCGGTGATGCTTTCACGGATTGTATTGTCAAGTTTAACTTTGGCATCCATTCGTACTATCAAGCAACCGGTAGCGGCTCGACTTGATAAGGAGATTCTAAATGGCTATTTCACGTTCGCAACTACTAAAAGAACTCCTCCCGGGTCTGAACGCTTTGTTTGGTCTTGAGTACGCACGCTACGGTGAAGAGCATAAAGAGATTTATGCTACTGAAACCTCAGAGCGTTCGTTTGAAGAGGAAACCAAGTTGTCTGGCTTCTCGGCTGCCCCAGTTAAGTCTGAAGGCGCTGCGATTGCTTATGACAACGCACAAGAGGCTTTCACGGCTCGCTATACGCACGAGACCATTGCTTACGGTTTCTCGATCACTGAAGAGGCAATTGAGGACAACCTCTATGACTCGCTCAGCGCTCGTTACACCAAAGCACTCGCTCGTTCGATGGCTTACACCAAGCAGACTAAGGCTGCTGCAATCCTGAACAATGGCTTTACCAACTCCAGCCAGTATTACGGCGGTGATGGCGTGCCCCTGTTCTCGACTCAGCACCCCCTGATCTCTGGTGGTGTTAACAGCAACCGTCCTTCCACCCCTGCTGACCTGAATGAGACTTCGTTGGAAAACGCAGTTATTCAGATTGCTGCATGGACGGATGAGCGTGGTCTGCTGATTGCTGCTAAGCCCCGTAAGTTAATCGTACCGCCCTCACTCCAGTTCGTTGCAACTCGTTTGCTTGAGACTGAACTGCGTGTGGCTACGGCTGACAATGACATCAACGCTCTGAAGAGCAACGGTTCGATCCCAGAAGGTTATACAATTAACCACTTCTTGACCGACACCAATGCTTGGTTCTTGACGACTGACGTTCCTAACGGTATGAAGTACTTTATCCGTACTCCGATGGCAACATCGATGGACGGCGACTTCGACACCGGTAACGTCCGTTACAAGGCTCGTGAGCGTTATTCGTTTGGCTGGTCTGATCCGCTCGGAATGTTCGGATCACCCGGTGCGTCGTAATTGAAGTTCGAGGGGGGCTCGTCCCCCCTCATTTATATCTAGGATTTTTAATCTTATCGACTGACCTAGCAGACTTTGTAGAGACGATAAGATGGCGTGCTACAACACAAGGAGTATTACAACATGGGTATGACTACTTTTTCCGGCCCGGTAAATAGCCCCGGTGGCTTTATTGGCCCTTTTATTTCCGCTCCAATTCCTTTTACTGGTAACTATTACTACGTAAATCCTTCTTCAGGTTTGGACGCAAACACCGGAAACTCTCCGGCTAACGCTGTTAAAACTCTGACACGGGCTCTGGCTCTGTGTACGGCAGGTAACAACGACGTTGTTTTGTTAATCAGTGCTGTTTCTGGTGGCACCACAACTTCTGCAACTCTGACTGCAAACCTTGATTGGAACAAAGACTCTACTCACCTGATTGGTGTCTGCGCTCCCACGATGGTTTCTCAGCGTGCTCGTATTGCTCCCGCTGCTGGTGCGACTTCGTTTACTCCTTTCTTGACCGTTTCAGCAAATAACTGTTTCTTTGCTAACCTGTCAATTTTTGGTGGATTTGGTACTGGCGGTGCTTCTAACATCACTGTGTCACTGACTGGTGATCGCAATGCATTTGAAAACGTATCGTTCCAAGGTCTTGCTGATGCTGCCTCTGCTGGTGGTACTGGCGCTCGTGTTATGAAGTTAGATGGTTCTTCCGAGAACACATTTACAAATTGCACAATTGGTCTTGATACGGTTCAGCGTAGTGCTGCTAACTATGCTGTTGAGTTTGCCGGTGGATCGGCACGTAACATTTTCCAAAACTGCATTTTCCCATCTTGGGCGAGCGCAGGTGGCGCAGGTGGTGCAGCCCTTTACGGCGCTGCTGCAAGCGCAATCGACCGTTATACGTTGATGGATTCCTGTGCGTTCTTAAACGCAGTGGCTTCAACTGGTACAGCAATTACCGACCTGATCTCTCTGCCTTCTTCGGCAGGTGGTATGGTTGTTCTTAAGAACTGTATTACTGTTGGTTACACTGGCCTTGGCACCGCTACTGCTCTGTCTCAGACCTACATTGATATGTCTGCTCCGAGCAACTCTGCTGGTGGCTTGGCAGTTAACCCGTCGGCCTAATGAACTGGGGGGCTTCGGCCCCCCTAGTTT